TACTTATTTCTTCATTTAGATCATATCCGATATTATCGCTGTACATAGCACGAGTAAAAGCGAAAATACCAGCAGCAGCCATATCTATCCTATCAGTAGACTTTTTCTTATCTAACATGATATTATCCTGTGCATCAGCTTTTGTAACTGCGTTTCCTAGACACCAAGTCAAGGCTTTATTTCCATCATGGTGTATTTTTTGCTCATAGACACATTCTCTAAAGTGTTTTGTAGGTTCATTAAGAGTTAAAACACCTTGTCTAACTTCTATCATTAAGTATCCTAGTTTCTCCATTGATTGTGCCCATTGAGTTGCATTGTAAGGGTCATAACATACTTCTTGAATGCTATATTTACTTCTTAAGCTTTCTATGTAGTCAATAACGAAGTCATAATCAATAACTTCTCCAGGAGTGGTTGTTATCCATCCTTCATCTACCCAAAGACTATAGTTTACTCTGTCAGTATTCATTCTTTGCTGTAACATTTCCTCTGGCATGAATCCTTTACTTCTAACTGCATACTTACCTTCACCTAGTACAAATATTGAAGTTACTGCAGTTAAGTCTAATCTTTTTGATAAGTCGACACCAACAAAGCAAGGTTTCCCCTCTAATTCATCATCAGGCACTTCACACAGCTTCCATTTCTCCATATCCATATATTTATTTTCTGGAGCATTTACCCAAATATTCATATTCTTAGTAAGAAACTTAGTCATAGTATCAGGTTTATCAATTGCTTCTTTCAGCCTATCTCTTAAGAATTTCATACCCTCATCATAGCTTGCAAGAATAGGATTAGCTTTAATCCAATTTCTTTCATCTTTGATATCATCACCTTTATCTAACTCACAAACCATAGCATAGTAAGTATCATTTTCTACAGGACTATTAGGATCTAATAATTTAGAAACATATTCATACTCTGTAGCGTAACATGGGCTGTTTAAATTAAATCCAGCAGTTGTAATAATAACGATTAACGGCTGACTTCTTGCACCTTGCCCAGATTGAATAACTTCTAAAATTTCATCTGTAGGATGTGCGTGATACTCATCCATTGCCCCTACTTGAGGGTTAAATCCATCTGCAGTCTTTCCAGAATCTCTGGATAAAGCCATAATATAGCTATTACTTCGTTCATGTTCTATTAAGCTTCTAGTAATCTTAAATTTATTCCTAACTTCACTACCTTGTAATTGTGCTTTTATTTCTTTAAATACAATATTCGCTTGATCTCTTTTAGTAGCTCCAATATAAGCTTCACTTGAAGATTCACCAAAGGCAGATATCTCATAAGATAAACAACAAGAAACATCTTGAGACTTAGCATTTTTCCTTGCTACCTGATAATAAAATTTTCTAAATCTTCTTAAGCCAGTTTCTATATGAATCCATCCATAAATATTTGACCAGTTAAAAATTTGAATAGGTGCAGGATCTATATTCTTACCTGCCAATTTACCTTTAGTATGTTTAAATAACGACATCCACTCTAGAAATCTCATAGCTTTATCTTCATTAAAAATAAATGGAAACTCTTTTGTTCCCTCTCTTTCTAAATCTCTAAGAAATCTCATGCATGCCCATTTCTCTTTTTCACAAACTAAACGCTCACCGTTAACAGCTTCTTCTGCCCATTGTTTCATTGCATTTTTCAACATTAGATATTACCAAACCTTTCATGAACAGAATCTTTTGGCAATTCTTCGTATGCTTTATCCATAGCGATTTTAGCACGAGCTACTGGAGTTAATCCAATTTCAGATTGAAGTGAACGCAAGATATTAAATAAATCTTTCTGTCTGATTAATAGAGGATGTTGGCCCATAGAATAATCTACTGTCCTTTCATTCTCAACTGTTTTAGTGCCACGTTTTAAAACTCTCTCTGTTTCTTTTGTGTAACCCTTATCCGTGATTAATCCATCTTCTTGAATAATTCTACTGCATTCCACATACTTCTCATAAGTATCACAGTAAACAGCTAGAACATGAACATCTAGATTATTTAAAAGATCTATAGAATCTGTCTGACTGACAATATATCTAAATTCTTTCTTCGCTAAATCTCCGAGCCACTTCGGAGGCTTCAATTTATCTTTTGATAATTTTAGCTTATTTTCTTCTATTTTTCGTGCCTCTATTTTTTCTTTTGATAACCTCTGTCTATTACCTCCTAAAAGCTTTAATGACATAGGTTCAGCTTTCCTTGCCAAAGTATCACCACCTTCCTAAAAAAATCTCATTTGGAAAAAATAATTAAACGCATTTTGCGTGCAAAAAAGGAACGCCCGCTCGTAAGCAAAAATTATTTTTCAAATTTTTTCAGGGGGGTATCCCTGGGAAATATTTCCCAAAAGGCTTGATAAAATCCTACTTGTAATGCTCTATCTTGTTATGGCAGTTACGACACACCGACTCAAGGTTGCTCATCTCTAGCCTCTTGCTCCAGTCCGTCCTTACTTCCACCTTGTGATGCACTAGGTTGGCAGTGCCACCACACATCACACAAGTAAAGCAATCTCTTTTAAGAACTTCTTGCCTTGTATCCCTCCACTCCTTCGAGCGATAGAACTTCATTGCATCATCATTCTTTCTTTGTTCATTGTAATATTTACTTTGTGTTTGTTTATGTCTATCACAATATGCACCACGTTTAATAAGTGTTCTGCAATTGTGATGCTTACATTCTTTCATAACTGTCTGTTCTTTCTTAAGTTATTTCCAAAATAAAAAGAGATAGCTATTAAACTATCTCTTAATATTCGTATACAATATACGCTTGTATTAATAATTATGTAGTATTGGATACTAATATTATATCATAGACAAACCCGACATTTCCGACAACTTTTATTTTGAATTAGGATTTTCATTATTAAAAATCTCTATTAACTTCTCCATATCTTCTTTAGTTGCATGATGCCTTACAAATGTTCTTGCAGCAGTTCGTCTATTATTCATTAAAGCACGTTCCTTATTCTTTTCATAGTATGCTTTACTTGCTCTCTTTTGTGCTTCTGATGTTTTACTTTCTGCCATTTTATTTTCTCCTTTCTTTTATTTTTATTATTTTATCTGAAGAAAAAATAATAAATCAGTAATCCTAAAATACAAGTCCCGAAAATACCTTGGATGAATTCCTTTTTTGTACTTCTACGAATTTCTATTTCTAATTTTCTTTTACCTAATTTGTATTCCTTTTTCATAAGTCTTATGCTATAATGATAGTAGGTAGGGAAGTTTCCTTCCCTATAACCTATTTGAATTTAAAGCTTATAGTTAGTAAACCGAAAAGGCTGATTTTAACGGTTAACTCTTCTAACTTAAGCTTTTTTATTTTTATCATTTAGCTTTTTCCTCCTTTCTTATTTATACTTTAATTATAATACAAGTATTATAATTTGTCAATAGTTTTATGAAAAATAAAAAAAGATTTAAGCTCTTTCTCTTAAATCTTTATCGTTCATAATATTATATAATTTGTCTTTAAAGCTTTGAATTCTTCTTTCTACAGTTCTGGTATGATAACATACTTCTTCTGCTACTTCATCTATTGTTAGATTGTAAGTGTACTTAAACTTAAGTATCTTTCTATCTCTAACATCTACTAATTGTTCTTCAAATTTCTCAATACATTTCAATGCATAACTATCTTTTTCGAAATCATAATCAGAAAGTTTATTAACTAAATTATTCTCATTAGCATTTGTAAAAGTATTGTTACTAGTTTTGTTATCATCTATACTACTTAACTTATCTCTTAAATATATATTCAACTGTCTTTTAATCTTGTGTCTTGCTTCTAAATAATAATCTACATCATTTCTTGTATAGTTAAACTCTCTCATCTAATCTCCTTTGCTGTGTTGATAGAGCTGGATATCAACACTACTGCTTTTACTTTTGAAGGACACTTAATGTTATTTTTAAAGTTATCTCTCACCTAGATAACCACACCACAAAAACATTTCCAGCTCAATGTTTATTATATCTTTTTTTATCGATAGATTAAATAGTTCATTACACTAAATTTTCACCAAATAGACTTTTATAATGACTATCTAATAAGATTGCCATGGTTGATACATTCTCATTTAAATCAAATAAATATTTTCTATTTTCATATACTTTGTCATCTATCCAATATACTAATACTACATTATTTTTTTCTAGTAATAATGTTTTTTGATCATAATTAATTGAATATCCATAATTGTAGTAATTGCTTAATCTTCTAGCTAATGCATGAATAATATTCCTATATCTATCTCTTACTATTTTTTTATTTTGTTTACTAGCTGTATCATACTTAGAAATAATACAAGATTCTAATGATACTCCTAGAATCTTTTCCAATCTTCTAAGATATATAGCTTTTATATAGTTTCCTTGAGCTTTATTCAATATTCTTCTAGCTAATAAGGTATTAAACTTTGTTGCCCCTTTTGTTCTAGTTTCTTTTATTTTAAGCTCAATCGCATCTTCAAGTTTCTTATCAACTCTTAATAACTCATTAATTTCACATCTTTTTTTTAGATAACAAAAAATATGTTTCTCTAAATCAAAGCTAATCAAATCCTTAAGTTCTTCTGCATCTTCAATCGACATTACACAATCATTTTTTTTTAATTGCTTATAGATATAACAAAATGTTCTATTCTCTTCTTCTGTGAATTTACTGGTAGATTCTAAATCTAATTCTTTTATTATTGATTCATAAAATCTTATATATCTATACACTCGCTTTTCTCCTGTCCTATTCCATTTTTCATTTTAAATAAATTTACTTCTTCTTCAATGCTATTAAGTAATACTGATTCTTCTTCAATATCTGTTTTATTTTTCGCATCTAATCTCTTAACATATTCTTGTAATGCATGTTTTATAATTTGAGCATCTTTATATTTTAATGCTAAATATATTCTGTTAGTCATTCTATTCCTCCTTCTCCATGTATACTGTCATTAAATATTCATTATCATAGCTGTTATGTGGATTTAAATCATACGCTACAATATTCCAACCATAAGATTCACATTCACGAAATACTTCTCTGACTTTATCTTCTACAGTTTTATCATCACTTACTGTGATTCTTAAGTATAAAAATTTTCCATTTCCCATTTTCTATTTTACCTCTCCATCATTCCTTTTAAAAACACTATATCTGGAGTATTAATATTTCTAAATATTAAAATTCCTATTCCAATGATAAATATTACTGTTAATCCTATTCCCATCAATTTAAGATTTTTATTTGAAAATATTTCATCATCTGCAAAAATCAAAACTATCATAAAACTTGCTATTATAAAAATAGGTGCTATTACTAATATCGTATTACACGTATCATATATAACATACTGTTTTTTTAACCCCTCATATATTTCAGGTGCTTTATCTATACTTAAATTTAATTTTTCTACTACGTTTTTCATTAATTCATCCATTAGCAAAGCACCTCGATTATTTCTTCTCTGAACTCTTCAATGAATTGTTCAGCTATTTCACGTGATTTTAAACATGGTAGTTTAGTAAAAATTTTACAGCAATAATCCCATTTTATTGTAAGTCCATAATAATCATACACAGTATAATACTTCGGTTCATCTGCATCTTTCCAGTTAGGTGTCCATCCTCCATTTTGTTCTTCCGCCCATTTATGCAATTTAAACAGTAATATAAGTTCTTTGTCGTGTTGTTCAGCTTGTTCTCTAGTTTTGAAAATTAAACCACGTTTATAACAACCTTTCTTATAAGGTGTACTAAAATTTTCTAAACGGTCAACACTACCATATATACCAGTAGTATAACAATCGTCTACATCCTCTGGCACTTCCACTTCATAAGGCTTTTTATTCTCCTCACTTTCCAAGAACTTAATTCTTAAGCTATTAATTTGATCTTCTATTTGTTCTTCTAATCGTTTTATTTCTCGCTCTAATTCTTCATTAGTCATCTTCTTTTACCTCCATTAAATATCAAATTCAAAATCAAAATAATCAGCTGTATCATATCCTTTTTCATCAACAAGATATTCAATCGCTATATCTTCTAATTCTTCTTCAGAAAATTCATCTATATCAAAATCTTCTCTTACTGGTATGTTAAACATTACTCTAAATTCAACATTTAAATATTTTTGTTTATCCATTGTTTTTCTCCTTCTTTACTCTATCCCTATATATATTACCTATCACTACAAAATCTGATAGAAATTCAATATTAAAACCTACTGGTATATGATCAAATTCAAATGTTTCTATATTTTCTATAAAAAATCCTATATTAACTCCGAATTGTAAAATATATTTATTTTATATCTTTCATAATAAAAATTAATGTTAAGAAATCTTCAAGGAAAAC